ATCGGCTGTCCTTGCCATCGGGGTGATAATTGCAATGGAATACGTCAGCGCGTCAGACGCGGGAAAAGCGCAGACCGTGTCTTCGACGCAGTACCCTGTCGGCATTGTGCTGGAGGCTGCAGATGCGGAAGACGATCTCGCTTCTGTGCTTTTGACTCCGATGAATCCGCTGACATTGTCAACTCTGAACTCGATGAATAATGTCATCGCTGATCCCGGTGATGCCGGAGCGATACCTGTCACGGCATCAGGCGTATGTTCCATGACATCAGCCGGAGCGGAGACGAGGACAATCGCTATCCCGACCTTTATTGGGCAGGAGATTGCGCTGATTGACGACACGCATGTTGGGAATATCGTTGTTACCGCAGCGGCGGCAATAAATCAGGCAGGCAATACAATAATGACGTTCGGCGCTGTTAAGGACATGATTGTATTGACGGCGATGACTGTAGCCGGCGCTCTTGTCTGGAGAGTAACCGCAAATGACGGCTGCTCATTAAGTTAAAAAATTTAACAAGAAAGGAGGAAATAAAAAATGCCACAGCCAAACGTAAAAGAATTACTCACATCCGTGCCGTTGCAGAATGTGAGCATACAGTACCGCAATAGAGGCTATATCGGCGACAGGGTATTCCCTATCATCGATACTGCAAACCCCAAGGCGAAAATTACCAAGTACCTGAAGGGCGCATGGTTCAGAAATGAGGCAGGAGTCAGGGCCGCAGGAACAAGGGCCATGAGAGGAGGCTACCCGATTTCGGACGTATCACTCTCCACGCAGGAATACGCTTTTGCGAAAGAAGTGACGGACGAAGACAGAAAGAACGCTGCGCTTCCGAATGCGCCTGCCTTGAAGCCTGAGATGGACGCGATAGAATTCTGCTCTGACAAAATTGACCTCTTTAAGGAGATCAAGATAGCGCAGCTCATCAAGGACACAACATGGATCGACGGCAACGCAACCGGAGAGGATGCTGACGGAAAGTGGGCCGCAGGCACGGGCAACACATTTCTTGCCGACATCAAGACTGCGCAGCTTGCTATTCAGGCCGCAACCGGAATGAAGGCAAATGTGCTGATGCTGGATTACGGCACATTTATGAGCCTCAAAGAGGAGAGCACCATCCTCGATAAAATCAAGTACACCCAGCGCGGAGTGCTGACAGTAGAACTTCTTGCTGCACTGCTTGAGCTTGATGAAGTGCTTGTAGGCGAGGCGCTCGTCAACACCGCCAAGGAGACAAAGGCAGGAACCGAGTGGACCGGCTCGAAGATATGGGAAGTGAATGCCACAAAAGGCATGGGCTTGCTCTTCCATAAAGCCGCCTCTATCGGCCTGAAGACCCCTTCAGCAGGGTATCAGGTGCGGTTGCTTCAGGAAGGCGCAGGAGTGCGGAGACTGAGCGCTTGGAGAGAAGCTGCGGAGCATCAGGACGTCTATGAAGCGGCTGAGGAAACCGATATCGTTGTAACGGGTTCAGATCTCGGCTATAAATTCAGAGACACACTGTTAACGTAATAACGCCCAAGGGGACAGTCCCAGATTTACGGGCAACGCCGTAGAATCGGGACTGTCTCCGGCTTTAAAAGGAAGAAAAATGTATTGCACGCTTACCGACATAAAAAAACTGCTGCCCGAGGAGACGGTTATCCAGCTCACGGATGACGAAGGCCTCGACGCAGTCAATCAGGCTCGGCTTGACGAGTCGATCTCTCAGGCGGATGCGGAGATAGACTCTTACTGCGGCGGCAGGTATGCAGTGCCCTTTACGACTGTCCCTGACATCGTAAAAAAAATCTCTATAGACATTGCGATCTACAATCTTTACTCGCGCAAGGTTGAGGAGATTCCGGAGACGCGGGCGGACAGATACAAAAACGCGATCAGGCAGCTTGAGGGCATTACAAAGGGACTGATAAGCATAGGAGAGGCCGAGGCCCCGCCGGCATCGACATCAGAGGGCGGCGCCGGGACGAACAAGACAGAGAGCGACAGGACTTTCACGAAGGATAAGTTAAATGGATTTTGAGCAGATAGAGGACAAGATCATCGACGAGATCAAGTCAGCGTTGACCTATGTCCGGACAATCGAGACATATGCCGGGCAGCTCGAGGCCGACATAGAAAAACTGCCTGTGAATTTTCCGGCGGTGTATGTCGTATATGCCGGCTCTGCGCTTGACTGGGTGGACGCGCTGAATTTCAGCGAGGCGGCTGAATTCTCTGTGCTTGTCTGTGCCAAAGACGTAAGGGGTCATAAGGAAGCTCGGAAGGGGACGGCAGGCTGTTATCAGATGATACGTGATGTGCTGTCCGCGCTGACTAACAACTCGCTCGGCCTCGATATAGAAAAAATGCAGCCGGTGCGCGCAGCCCTCGTGTATATCACAAAATCAACAGCTGTCTATGGGATAGACTTTAAAACCAATTTCGACAATACGTATGAGTAACACCACGTAACAAAAAAAAGGAGGATTAAGATCATGAGATTCAAAAAGAGTTTGATAATGATGTTGCTGTTAGTCTTGACAATGCTTGTATTGCCTGCTATGGCGAGCGCCGAATGGATAGGCGTGTATCACTTTAAACACCTCGATGCTCAGGGCAATGTGATCGCAGAGTGGGAATCCCCAAACAGTCTTGCGGATGAGGGAGAGCAGTTTTTCCTCGACGCTTTTTTGCGGGGCGCAACCGCCCCGACAACCTTTTATCTCGGCCTGACCGACTCGACATCTGCCTGCTCCATTGCGGACACCGCCACGCTGACTACAGCAGCCGCTTTAGGGGAGCCGTCCACCAACGGCTATGCCCGTATCGAGGTGGAGCGCAGCGCGGTCGGCTGGCCGACCCTTGCCCTTGACAGCGGCGACTATCAGGCGACAAGTAAGACCGTTACATTCAGCGCATCGGGCGGCTCATGGGGCCCCGTGTATTGCGCGTTTTTAGGCACGACATCGAACAATACCGGCAAGCTTATAAGCTATGCGGCTCTCAGCACAGGCAGGACGCTGGCCTCCGGAGAGAGCTTGCAGATTACCTATAAGGTGAAATTGCAGTAGGAGCAATGGCGTGCTGAAAAATGGAAATTTTGCTAAGGCGACGCTTGCAGGGAATATAACGGATATTGCTACGTCCTTAACTGTGGCAACTGGAGAAGGAACTAAGTTTCCTGCAAGCGGAGATTTCAGGGTGGTTATTTGGGGTGCGGCATATTCAAGTCCTCTTGCAGATACGACTCGTGAAATTGTAACTGCAACTCTCAGTAGCGGCGACACTTTAAATATTATTCGCGCGCAGGAAGGGACAACTGCTAAGACGTGGAGTGCAACCGATAATATCGCGCTGATTATTACGGCAGGGAAAATAGATGAAATAGAACAATATATTAAAACCCTTGAAGACAATATCATTCTCCTTGCTTTCTATCGATCGGTAGATTCAGGGGCGACTATTTACAACCTTATAGATGGCATTATAGATGAGTTCGAAGATGCAAGCGGGGTTGATGCTGCGAGTTCGACAAATGAGACATATGATAGCGTTAATGATTTATATTTACCGGCGGCCGGGGCATCAATATTAACTGGCGGCACAGCAACCGCATCATCGACATACGAAAGTGCCCCTGCTGCCAAAGCCGTTGACGACAGTACAAGCACTTACTGGGAGTCTAACGGGTCGGAAAATCCCGGCTGGTGGAAATATGATTTAGGGGCAGGAGTCTCTATAATGGCTAATAAGTTAACGCTACAGAGCGACCCAGCCAATGGAGGAGAGTATCTGAAAGATTTTGTATTGTCGGGGAGTAATAACGATTCAGATTGGACTGTACTAACCACAGGACAGCACGCCAATAATACAAGCGTCCAAACTTTTAGTTTTGCAAGCGTTAGTGCTTATAGATATTACAAGTTGTCAATCTCAAGTAATTGGGTTTCAACAAATTATTTCATTATCGGCGAAATAACACTATCGGTATCGTCGACGAATATGGCGCTCATCTCAAATTCCGTAACCGCCGATGCGACTCCCTCTCAGGCGCGGCTTACAGTTTTCTCTGAAAATATCGACTCGGTAACAATCAATACCGATTTTAAGGGGTATATTTCGCGGGATAGCGGCACGACCTACAC